TTGTATAAGATGAGGGAGAAATTGCAAGGCTTATAAAAATTGTGGAGATAATAATACGAGAAAACTAATAATGTTTATTGTATTGTTGATTAAAGTAACAAATTTTCATAAACTTTTGGAATTAATTAGTGAATTGAAGAGAATGAAAAGGAAAAGAGGATATAAATGCAAATATGATGATTATGGACATTTGAAATTTTGTGATTATGCAAAATAATATAAATATTAATAAAGTTTGAAAAACTATATAAGGGGTGGGAAATAATGGGGAATAATATACAAATATTTGAAGGTAAAAAAATTAGGTCTGTTTGGGATAATGAAAAGGAAGAATGGTATTTTTCTGTTGTCGATGTTGTAGGAATATTAACGGATAGTCTGAATCCCAATAATTATTGGAAGGTATTAAAAAAACGGTTGAAAGATGAGGGGAATGAGTTGGTTACAAATTGTAACCAACTGAAAATGAAATCTCATAAAGATGGAAAAATGTATATGACAGATGTTGCTGATATACAAGGAATTTTCCGTGTTATTCAGTCAATTCCCTCTCCTAAGGCAGAACCATTTAAAATGTGGCTGGCACAAGTGGGAAAAGACAGAATAGATGAAATTACAGATCCAGAACTAACTATTGATAGGGCATTGGAAACATATTTGAAAAAAGGATATTCAAAACATAGTTAAAAATTCTAAAGATGAAGAAAAAAAGAAATAATAGAAAGGAGAAACAATGAGACCAAGACGATATCCGTATAGTGGGAAAAGAAAAAAGCCTATCAATTTTCAGATAGACTTAGAAAAAATCAAGCATCTTAGCTGTGAAGCCATTCATGATACTTCTCATCTAAAAGACTAGAAAGGAAAATACAATGAACAATATTACTCTAATCATGGTAACAAGCGTAAATGTAGTTTGTGCTTTAATAAATCTATTTTGCTTTATTAAAGACAGGATGGAATGATTTAGATTTAGAAAGAAAATGGATTTGTTTGTTTGTCTTGACCTTGATAGTATGCGGAGGTTCGTTTAGGTAGTATGACAACTTATGGAATGAGTATGGATTTAATTCTATTTCATCTTCAAACGGTTCAGAGTACCAATCTACATTAAAAAGGGTCTGCGTACTACTAATCAAACCAAAAGGGTCTGATTTTTTCTCAGGAAGAGCATTAGCTGGATTGAATCCGTTGTCAAAAATTTCTTTTCCGTTTTTGTCAAACAGTTGGATATTTTTGATTACGACATTTGAGTTGGATTGGTTAGACAAAACAAAACTGTATTGGTAGCATGAGTCTTCGTTCATTCTCTTTTTATGGAATTTAGAAATACTTAATTTCACTCTATTGACTTTCAGAGAGTAAATTAAGCTAACAACACCAGTAATAGCACCAATCCATGCAGCAGAAACATTCAAAATATCAATCAAACTAAACATAAGAATTACCTCGTTTTTGATTTCATTATATCATAAAAATAGAGGTCAACTATTAACACAAGGAGGTGGTAATGTGCCAAAAATGACTTTAAAAACACTAAGAACACTCAAGAATTGGAGACAAAGTGATGCAGCAGAAGCTGTGAATGTATCAGTTGATACTTGGGGACATTGGGAACGAGGAATTACAGAACCAAGTGTTTCAAAAGCATATCAAATCGCTAGTGTTTTCGAAGTATCAGTGGATGATATTATTTTTTTGCCCGATATTGCGGTTTAACCGTAATTGTGTAATTAAAACAAAAAAGCACCTGGTTGCAATCAGGTACTCAACGGAAAGATTTGAGGAGTAGGAAAATGACAGACAGAGAACTATTTGAGTTGCCTGAAGATTATGTAAAATCGACAGGACTTGACCAAGTCACATTTGAAGTACCTTTTGAATTGTTTACGAAAATTCTAAAAGGGTATGGACATAAATTAGTTTGGGAGGATTACCAACAAATAAAAATCCACCCAAGTACTAGAACAAAAAAGACGGTTGGACAGTGTCAGTTTTTGTTTAGTATTTGGATGAATGACCATTTGAAACCAGCGATTAAGCCTTCAAAAGAGTTGCAGAAAGAACCTGTGCGTAAGACAAAGAGACTGAAACATCTTCGTAAGTTAGCACAAAATCTTCATCATCGCATGTGGGGCTGAAGTCGCCAATATATGCACCTTGCTCTGTTTTGCAGATTAGAAGAGTGTCCTCTTCGTTTGTAACTGCATTTAGATAGGGTGCCAAATCAGATTTAGTCATAATATTACCTCCTTTCTGCTTATATTATAGCAGAAAAAGAGGGAAGAAAAGAAAGGAGTATGGATGAAAGAAAATATAGAACATCTTCATGAACGCATAAAGCATTTTCAGTCATTGGTTGATTATATGTCTGAGAATGAGAAAAAGTATTATGTAGAAAAAGATTGGTTCGATAACCCAACTCTAATTTCTATAGAGGACGCAAAAAAAGAAGTAGAGCTAGCTCAGAAAAAGCTAGAACTACTTCCTAGACGGTCTGTTAAAGGAGGATGGAATGAGACCAAGACGATATCCGTATAGCGGAAAAAAAGAGTCCACCTTTGTAAAGATAGACCCTAGATTAGTAGAAAAACTTTTAAGAAACACTAGTTTTCTTGAGCGTTTACAAAAAAAGCCTATCAATTTACAGATAGACTTAGAAAAATTCAAGCGTCTTAGCTATGAAGCCATTAGGTTGGAGGAATGAAATGATTCACCATTATATTACAAAGTATAAAGAAAAAGGACGATATTATGCTGAAGCATGGCTTCAAATTGATATTTTAGGAAAAAGTTTTTGTTTATCAAAAAAACGCATCCGTTTAGATGCGTAGAGTGATCGGATTATTGTTTAACCCAACCATTACCTGGTTTTTGAGTTGGTGGCAATCTGTCGCCTTTATCGATATGAACGACACGGCCACCAGGTACATTACCGCCACGAGGACCTTTTTCGACATAAGTTCCTGCAGGCTGATTATCTGTTCCAGGTTTTATTGGAGTATTTGCCATACTATCTTCTCCTTTCCATTGGAATTTTGACTAAAACGGTGAGAGGTCATAGTCAAGATTATTATAGCAATTTAGGAGGATATTACATCAGCCTTGAGACTGATATAGGAGGTTGAATGGAAGATAAAGTCATCGAACTTGCTGATCACTTCATCAGCGAATCTACAACGTACAGAGAAGCAAAAATAGCGTGTGAAAAGCTATTTAGACAAGTCAGCCATGAGATAGAACTCAGGGCGCTGGAAAGTAAGACAGTTTGACAATAACACAAAAAGCACCTAACAATGTCAGGCGCATACTAAAACAATTTAGACCATTATATCACAAAAATGCTTGCCCGCATAGTTGAGAGGATGTAGAAAATGGAAGGTATAACCCTACAATTACGATTGGACGGCGAAAGTGCTGAATTGTTCACAAACCAATTACTGGCCTTTGCTGAAAAGCAGGTCAAGGAACAGTTAGAGAATGATCGCATGCCAATCAATCAACAAGCTTTGATGAAGAAGTTTGGCTTCACTCATGGCTATATTAAGAAATTAGAACGTAAAGGCTTAAGATTTCGTAAGCAAGGAAAAGATATTATGTATGATGTCAATGATGTTTATGAGATTTTAGAATTAGAAAAAGAAGTACGAAAATTAAGAGCATAAGGAGATAAAAATGTTTGAACCACCGATTTTAAATCAATTAATGGGAGTAGGAGCTCTGCTGATTGGATTTGCAGGGGCTTGCCGTCATATCAAATTGCAGGAACAACGCAAGGAAGAAGAAAGACGAGAAGAGCAAGAATTTGCGTCTATGATTATCCAAGGGTATAACCATGCATACGAACGTGGTAGAGAGGACAAATGGCAAGAAATCCGCAAGAATATCCGCAGAGAGTTCCCTGGCTTCACATTTGACAACGAACCGCCTGTAGGCTTGCGTCCTGAGCCGTTAGGCTTACCAGAGCCACGGAGTGTACGATATGCAAATCGTATGGGATAGACAAGCGTGGGATTTATCTACTTGCAAGCGTAGAGAGAAGATGCGTGATCTTGAAATGATGGCGCATATGCAACATGAAATCGATGATCTCAAGAAGCAATTGCAAAAGGAACAATCTTTAAGAAAGAGATTAGAAGCAGAAAATTTCCAACTGAAATTACGGAGGAAATGATGTATTTGTGGAAGTGTACGTGCGCTGATTGCGGACGTGAGTTTGATTGGTACGATAACTATCCACCTCTTGAATGTGTGAAATGTGAGAGCGTGGAAATCAAAAATGAATTTAAAGGAAGGGCGTATGATTAAATGACTCAAGCGGAACGAATTAGGGAATATTTTAAAAATAAACCCGATGCCTCATATGATGAAGTCGCTGAGGCCATCAACACAACAAATAGTAATGTGAGGGTTAATGTTTTCAAAGACCTCAAGGCAGGCAGATGTGTCCGCTTAGAAGATGAGTCAATTGACTACTCGCCTTACTTTAACCACAAGAAATCACTCACGGAGTTGTTTGATTGGAAAAATGACACTAGACGCGAGTGGGTAGATATGCTGACAAGAGCAGCAGAGAAAGAAACAGATAGCAACGTTATGCGTTTGCTAATCAAAGAAGCAAATAAACTAATGAAAGAGGTGACGAAATAATGGCCAGTTTATATGAATTGACAGGACAATACCTTGAAATCTATAACATGGAACTAGACGAAGAGACCAAACTAGACACCTTGGATTCTATCGATTGGGAAATTGAGTACGAAACCAAGGTTGAAAACTATATCAAGGTTATGAAGAATATCGATGCAGATGTTGAAGCTCGTAAAGCGGAAATCAAACGTTTGACGGAACTGAACAAGGCAGATGAGAAGAAGAAAGAACACTTGAAAGAGGATTTGAAGAACGGACTTGAAATCATCGGTGCCAGTTTAGTTGAAAGAAAGAAATTGAGTATAAGATGAAAATAACAAAAGCAACAGAAATTACGAATGATGATGCCTGTTACCTGATTTATGGAAATCCAGGTTTTGGGAAAACGACCACTATTTCATTCATACCAGGGAAGACACTGGTAATCAATATCGATAAATCAGCCAAGGTTTTAGCTGGTAATCCTAACATCGATATTGCAGATGTCGATACACATAAGATTTGGGATGAATGGTTGACTGTCGTGAAAGAATTGCTTCAAGGTGCAGGGAAGCCATACGATACGATCGTTGTGGATAACGTATCTGAATTATTTAGAGCATGTCTTGCTAACCTTGGGCGAGATGGGAAAAATCATCGTGTTCCAACGCAGGCGGATTACCAGAGGGTCGATTTTACGATTTTGGACAGTCTACGAGCCTTGTTGCAATTAAATAAACGGATTGTATTCACGGCTTGGGAAACGTCTGATCAGTGGTCAGATGAGAATGGCATGATTTACAACAGGGCCATGCCAGATATTCGTTCCAAAATCTTAAATAACTTTCTTGGTTTAACAGATGTAGTCGCTCGTCTAGTCAAGAAAACGACAGATGACGGTGAGGAAGTAAGAGGATTTATCTTACAACCGAGCGCCAGCGTCTATGCCAAGAATCGTTTGGACGATAGAAAGGGGTGTAAAGTAGATGAGCTTTTCGCTCAGAGATTACCAGAAGGAACTGATAATTGACGTTATCAAATCCATGAAGGCAGGCAATCGAAAGATAATGGTGCAATCCCCACCCCGTTCAGGGAAAACAGTCGTGATGTCTTATATCGCTAAAAATGCGACAGATAAAGATAAAACAGTATTGTTTTTCAGTCACAGGAAAGAAATCAATGAGCAGGTTCGTGAGACCTTTAAACGTGGCGGAGTTAATCTCGATAAGGTTATCATCGGAACGGTTGGGAGTATTGTACGAAAGTTAGAACGATTGCCTCAAGTCGATGTAATCTTGGTAGATGAAGCGCATCATATCAAAGCAAAACAATATCAGACAATCTTAAATTATTTCAGTAATGCTACTCAATTATTTTTCACAGGCACACCTATCCGATTGGACGGTTCGGGATTCCATGATTTAGCAGATGATTTAGTAGTCGGTAAATCCATCCGATGGCTTCAAGACCACGGAAATATCGCTGAGTTTGATTACTATTCCATTAATCTATTGGATATGGCTAAACTAAAGAAACGGTCAGGAGAATTTACAAACCATTCAATCGACGAAGCGTTTAGTTTCAATGGAACGTATGGCGATTATATTGATCATTACGAGAGGTTAGCCAAAGGGAAACAAGCTATCGTTTATACACATAGCGTAGAATACGCTGAGAGGGTCGCTAAGCGATTTTTGGAGCAAGGCTACCAATCAGCCGTTGTGTCTGGAAAAACGCCACAGAGCGAACGAGAGAGCCATATGCAGGTATTCAGAGAAGGCAAACTCACAATCATGGTCAATGTCAATCTATTTACAGAGGGAATTGACTTGCCAAACGTAGATGTCTGCATTATGTTACGGCCGACCGACTCGCTCTCCCTGTATTTGCAGTTTGCTATGAGGGCCTTAAATCCAAGAGAAGGCAAGAAAGCAATCTTGATAGACCACGTTGGAAATCATATTCGGCACGGTCTGCCAAACGACGATAGGGAATGGACGTTAGATGGTACTAAGAAGAAAAAGAAACCTTCGGAACGTTCAACGGTGACATGTGAGAAATGTTTTGCGACATTTTGGAGAGACCAGCTAGTGGACGGTTGTTGTCCATACTGCAAGGCAGAGATTGTTGAGAAGAAAAACATTCAAGACATTGAACAGGACAAATCAGATGTTCAATTAACAAAAATCAATCAAGGAATGGAATTTATTACCATTCAAGGCAAAGAAATAGAGGTCAAGACAGAAGAAGCGAAAGTGTATCGGCGTGTCAAGACTTATGGTAAAAATTATACTAAGTGTCAAAACCTAGCCGAATTGAAGGCATTCAGATTACTCAATGGCTATCAACCAGGTTGGCTATGGTTTCAACAAAAACGTTTAAATATTTGGAGGTAAAAAAATGTCACTTTTTTCAGTAAACTACGAAGCAGCAGAACAATTTTCATCAGTGGAAAACGGAACATACGAGGTAGTCGTGGCGACTGCTGAACAGTCAGCAAGCAAAACAGGAACGGATTTCCTTGATATCCGTCTCAAAATTCGTGATGATTTCCAACAGAAATTCCGTAACAACCTAATCTTTGATAAGGTATGGATCAATAAACAGACTCTTCAATATCCAGAGTGGGCATTGCAACGCTATGCAAAGGCAGTTAAAATCCCAGAAGGTGTTGAGATTAACACAATCGAACAGTTCCTGAATATTATTAAGGGCAAAACGTTAAAAGTTACTGTCAAAAATGAACAGTCTGAGTCAAACGGTGTAACTTACGATAACTTGAATATCAAGAAAATGGAACAATCAGAATTGCCACCTTATTCTGGTGCAGTATCATCTGAATCAGCACCAGCAAAAGCAGATGATTTAGATTTGCCATTCTAATCTATGGTTGGGATGGTAGATTATGCCCTTCATTATCAGAAACTAGGTTACTCGGTCATCCCAATAGACAAAAAGAGCAAACGTGCAATCACGAAATTTAAGGATAAAACATTTAGCGAAAATGAAATCCGAAGATTTTGGCACGAGCAACCCGATGCGAACATCGCATGGAGGACAACCGATTTCTTTGTCATCGATATTGATGTATCGGTGACTGAGAACGGTTATGAGTCTTTAAAAGAATGGGAATTGTCTCAGTATATCCCTAAGACTTTAACTGCTACTACACCAAGCGGTGGGAAGCACATTTTTCTAAAAAAACCAAAAGGCATAGAGTTAAATCAAGATATACGAGTAAAACCAGGGATTGATATTAAGGCAAATAAAAACAATTATGTCTTGGTTGCACCCAGTAATAACGCCAAAGGGAGTTATAAGTGGGATAAGTCCACAGAAGAGATGGCAGAAGCACCAGCTGAGATTATCTCAATCTTACAGACATCAAAGCAATCTAAAGAACCTATGAATTTTACAACCGATTATAGTCGAGGGGAGTTCTCAAGTAAGACTGCCAAGCTATTCGAACAAGTCGTTTTTGGCTTGGGAGATAAAGGTGGTAGAAATAACGCCCTGGCAAGTTTCGTAGGTGGGTTGCTAATGCGTGGTGTCGATGTGGATGCAGCCTATTTATTAGCAAAGATAGCAAATCACTATACTCCAGACAGTCTGCCAGCGGATGAATTGGATAGGACGTTTGAAAGTATGGTTAGAAAGGAAATGGATAGAAGAGGTGGTTCTTGATTTAGAGAAATTAAAAAAAGAATATCGAAGCAATATTATCCAACATCCAGCTTATATCGATAAAGCAAATGACTGGCGTGAGATTCGTCTGGCTTGTCGAGAATATCGTAAAAACTGGCTCGAAAACGTCAAATGGGAAGAAACCCAGTATGGTACGAAAGAAGAAAATAAAAAAGCACCCACTCGTTTAACTGAACTGGCAGTGGCGCAAGGCATGGAACAGATTTTACATATCGTGAATTTGCCGAATGAACGGGTCGCAATCTATGATCCAGATAAAGGTTATTATCACAAAGACCCTAGTTTTGCTTACAAGGTCATTCGCTTGTTAGAGCCAAATTTCAGTGAAGCGAAATCCAAGAACGTTCTCTTCATGCTAGCCTCTACTCCACGATTGAACCAACACGAGGGGTTCTCATGTGATTTTCCAATTGGGGAATATAAAGACCCTCGTAGATTCATACTAGTAAAGAACGGGATATACGATAAGAAAGAGAAATTATTACGACCATTCACACATGAGTTCGTCGCATTCTCAACCATCAGGACAGAATACGACCACTTTGCTAAGTCCCCCGAAATAGATGGGTGGGATATTGATAGCTGGTTACTTGACCTTATGAGTGGAGATGAAGAACTGGTCGAACTGATTTGGCAGGTTATTTCAGCCAGTCTGAATGGGAATTACTCTTACAGGAAATCTATTTGGTTTGTCGGTGAGGGGAATGACGGTAAGGGTACTGTCCAGCAACTCATAACTAATCTGGTCGGTATGCGAAACGTTGCTAGCTTGAAACTTAATCAATTTTCGGAGCGATTTGCTTTGTCCATGATTGAAGGTAAGACCGTTATCATTGGAGATGATGTGCAAGCTGGTATCTACGTAGATGAATCTTCAAATTTCAACTCTGTCGTGACTGGTGAGCCAGTCTTGGTTGAGGAAAAAAACAAACAACCGTATACGACCGTATTTAAAAAAACTGTCATTCAATCCACGAATGAATTACCACGTTTTAAGAATAAAACCAATGGTACATATAGACGGTTTGCAATCGTACCGTTTAAGAAGTCATTTTCAAGCAAGGAAGATAACTGGGCAATCAAGGACGATTACATCTATCGTGAAGAAGTTCTTGAGTACGTTTTGAAGAAAGCTCTTGAGATTTCATTTGATCGCTTCATCGAACCGCAAGCATCGATTGAGGCCCTAGAGGATTTCAAAGAATCCAATGATACAGTTAAGGCATTCATAAGTGAATGGTTCGATAAATTCGAATCCACTCGTCTTCCCTCTAGATTTCTGTGGTGGTTGTATCAGGAGTGGTGTAAGGACGAAGGTGTCACGAGGTTGACGAAACGTAAATTTGAAACGCAATTAGCCAAGAATATCCCTGATGGTTGGGTTAAGAAGAAAATGAAACCATTAGGGAAATTTATTCCATCTGTGGACGTTCCAAAACATTATTCAGGTTTTAGCTGGATGAACGATGAAAGTCAGATACTTACATCGGGGTATGAATTGGTTACCGTTTACCGTTAGGTTACCGTTCTTTTTTTGACTACGGTAACCTAATTTAAGCCTTATGTACCAAGGGTTCACCTTGTGTTGGTTACCGTATTACCTTTCTTTTCTATTGAAATAATAAAAAAATAAATAATATAAATATAAATAAAGGGGAAAGGTAACAGTAACGGTAACCTTGGGGCAAAAAAATGGCGTAAACCGTTGGTACTGCTGGATTTGTAGTGGTTACCGTTCTAAAAATCACAACGGTAACTTTTGGAGGATAAATGAAATCAGAGCAAGAAGTACAAAATGAAATTAGAGTCGCATTGACTCAAGCAGGATATACCGTTTTTCGAACGAATGTCGGAAAAGTAAAGACCGCAGATGGTAGATGGTTTGATACTGGATTGCCGAAAGGTCATGCTGATCTGTATGGTTTTAGACCAGACGGACAGATATTTTATGTCGAGGTAAAAAAAGAAAATGGACGTGTGAGACCGGAACAGGAAAATTTTATTGAGACGGTCAGAAAACGAGGTGCGATAGCTGGTGTTGCTAGAAGCGCCCAGGAAGCATTGGAGTTAGTCAAATGAATAATCAATTAAATGAAGTCATGAAAAATTTGAATGAGGTGTTTAGTTGAAGTATGACAAACAGACAGTCATTGAAGGACTGAGTCGCACGATTGAGCAGACGGAGGCAAGGATAGTTGAACTATCTGAGCCGTGTGTTAAATCGCTTGCTTTTAGCAGGTCCGAGGAAAGAGACTTGCTAAAAAAGAAAGTGAAAAACTGGAAGAAGAGAATAAAGGAGTTGGAAGATGAATAAACAGGAAGCGTTAAAAAGGATTGAGGTACAGAAAGAAACTCTCATAAGACTTACTGGCTGGGCAGTTTATGTATATATAGAGGAGCTTATTAAAAGTCTTGACGAACCCGAAAAAATCAAAATCCCGCAGTTTGTGGCGGATTGGATAACGCATTCAAAAAATATAGGGCGTTCTCTATTTGGAGCAATGAGTATCTTTGAAGAAAATACTGAGATTAAAAAATGGATGCAATGGGCAGAAAACCAAGAAACATTCGCTCGAGCTTGGCTTGGCGGCTACGAGGTCGAGAAAGAGAAGCGGTATTTTGTGAAGATTACAGCTGCAGAACAGTATCTTGTGAGAGTTGAAGACGAGAATTTCTTAGGATTTTTACAAAGTAGATTAAGGTCTAAATTCACCCGAAAAGAATTAGAAGGTGCCAACTTAGGCTGGGTCTTCGATTGCCCAGGGATTGAGATTGAGGAGGTGGAGTGATGGAAGATAATGAACTTGAAGTGTTGCTAGGGCAAAACGTACTTAGCGCTCTAGCTGATATTGTATTTGACGGCGCAAAGAAGGTAGAAATACCATTCAAATTAAAAACAGGAATGAAATGCAAAATAACAGTGGAGGAGGTCACAGATTGAAACGATTCATAGCCATCTGGATTCTGCTATCTGCTGGATTGAACATCTGGCAAATGGACAGGATTCGAGATTTGGAAGAGAAGAAGCCAATGGTTATCTATAAGGCAGATAACGCAGGCGCTGAGATATTCGGTAAGGTCGTCGAGAAAGGACGCCATGGGAAGCTATACACGCTTACGATACGTGACTATGGGGTGTTCGTGGTTACGAAGGACGTGTATGAGAAAGTGAAAGTTGGGGATGAGGTGATGTTGTGAAAGTTCGATTTAATGGGAAGTATAACTTCTTCTTAACCCAATTTGTCCATTTTATTGTATTGGACTATCTCTGGAAGATACTTGAAATTATCATCTTAGGTGGAGTGAGAGGGAATTTGGCGGATTCTATTATGCTTGCTCTGATTTGTGTCTATATTGCATGGATTTTAGATAAAGAGGAATAAAACAGATGAACACACTAGAAAACGTTAAACAATGGTTTATAGACCGTGACCTTGAAAATGGTGGACGGCTGGACAAGCAGTCTTTGAAACTAAGTGAAGAGTTCGGCGAACTATGTGCTGGCTATCTCAAGAAGAATGAGCAACTGACCAAGGACAGTATCGGAGATTGCGCAGTTGTGATTGTCGGTTTGGCGTTGCTGATAAAAGAGGATGTGCAGGAGATTTTTGAGGAAGTAAGTTTCATCGAAAATAAAGATGTGATGCTTCCCTTTAAATGGTTAAGTGCTAACATTAGTAATTTTCAATTGAATAAGGATTTAACCAGCAAGAAAATGTGTCGATATAATTTAACGCATTCAATCGGCTATCTAAAATCAATCAGCAATGCTCTCGGTTATGATTTCGAAGAATGTTTTGAACTGTCTTACCAAGAAATCAAAGACCGCAAGGGTAAATGGATTGACGGTTCGTTTGTTAAAGAGGAGGATTTGGGATGATACCGAAGTATAGAGCGTGGGATAAGCACGGACAAAAGATGTTTGCTAATGACGATTTGAGTCTTATGATCTAGAGTTTGTTTCTTTCACGATTACAGATCAGGATGCTGGAGATGAGATTGAAGCAGCAATCAAAAATGAATCGGTCAAACAGAAGGAAATAGACACAGCTAAACAGGAACAGGAAAAGTCTAAGGTTGAAGCTGAAACTAAGAAAGTTCAAGCTCAAGCCGAAGCAGACGCAGGTATCATCAAAGCAGAAGGTGAAGCCAAGGCCAACAAAGCTAAGTCAGATTCAATCACAGATAATCTTATCCGGATGAAAGAAGCAGAAGCCAGAGAGAAGCATGGCTGGGTCACTGTTAACGGTGCAGGTAGTGTGATCACGAATAAAGAATAAAATAAAAAAGCCCAATCCATAAGGACTAGGTTTCGAAGATGAAATTGTAGAGTTGGACAACCTTCTGAAAACTGGTTGTATCCATGGTTGTGATTTTTTGAGCCTTGCGCTCTCTAAAGTCAAAAGTATAGAGTTGGAGTGGATTGACAGAGCCATCTACCTTATTGGAACGTACAGGAACAAGCAGGCCTTGTTCTTCTAGTCTGCTTTGACCGTGTGTAATAGGACATACAGCTACAAATCCAGTCCGCTCCGAATATTCTCTACGCGATACGACAATAGCAGGACGGCGTTTCTGAATCTCACGTCCAACAGACGGGTCGAAGTCAATCCAGATGATGTCCTGTTTTTCTGGAATGTAATCATATTTCGCTGTCAAGGAATTTCACCCCCTCAAAGTCATCTTCCATACGTAGGTCTGCGTCACCACTAAATGGGTCTGGAATTTTTGGAGCAAGGACAATGACATTATCTACACCCTTGTAGACAAACATTTCCTGACCTTCTGGAACATTGAGTGTTTTCGGGATGGTCACAGTGACAGAGTTCCCAACCTTACGAGTTTTAACAGTATTCATTTGTTTCTCCTTTATTTTGTATACATACAGTATACACCTAAAAAGGGAGCAAGGCAAGAAAAAAGCCAGCACAGCTGACTCCTTTGTGATATGTTTGCTAAAAATATTATATCATAAAGGAGCGATGTTGTGAGGTTATTAAAAAAGGTTGACGTGCAATTCACCAAGAAAAATGTCTATGATGTTCTAGAGAGTTATCGCTCGTATGTCCGAATGGCAGGCGCTGAGTATTTGCCTAAAATCACAACGACCTACTCATTTGAACCGAAGACATTTACTGGTAAGAACACAGCAACAGAGAATATGGTTATCGAACATGTGGATGCAGAAGCAGAAGTTCTGGAGATTGAGAGAGCAGTGAACTGTATCATGGATCCATACGTTCGGCAGGTTATCGCAAAGAAGTACATGGATATGAAAATCCAATTATCAGACAAGGCAATTTATATGGATTTAGGCTATTCTGAGAGTGAATTCTACCGCATGCTGAGTAGAGGTGCTTTGGAATTTGCGGAAGCCTATCGAAAAGGTAAGTTGATTGTCTTTCGTAAATTTTTGGGAGATATTTGCAAGTAAATTGCTAGGAAATGGATTATTTTACGTGGTAGAATAGTATTGTCAAGTGATAGGTTATTTGACGTCTCCTTTATATTTTTCATTTTATTTCCGAGGCTTCGGCCTCGTTTTGGCGGTGACAGGTAAGTGGTTTCTCTCCTATGTTTCCTTCGGTTCGATTCCGGGCATCGCCGTTAAAGACTACAAAAAATAAAAATAGAAAATCAAAAAGATTGTACACACGCAAGGTAGTAGTCGTCTTGCAGGAAGGTCACACATCGTGTGGCTTTTTTGATTATTTGAAAGGTGGTGATGGAAAATTGAATGAATTGACGATAAAACAAAAAAGATTCGCAGATGAGTACATCATCTCAGGTAATGCGACGGAAGCTTATAAGAAAGCAGGTTATCGTGCTTCTAGTGATAGAGTGGCAGGCGTTGAAGGACATAAGTTACTAAAGAATCCTAAGATTAAAAGCTATATAGATGAACGGTTGAAACAACTTGATTCTGAGAAAATTGCAGATCAGCAAGAGGTCCTTAGTTATCTAACTTCAGTAATGCGAGGAGAGACACAAGAACAGACCTTGATAAGCATAGGAGAATTAGGTCAAACGATTACGGATATTGATGTCGGAGCAAAAGATAGAATCAAGGCAGCTGAACTTTTAGGTAAACGTCATAGGCTTTGGACAGACAAGGTAGAGGCTGATGTTTCTGGAACAGTGGTGTTTGCAAATGAGTCAGACATACCAGATTAAGCAAAATGACATTGTCGTTGACCTACCTAAGACAGTAGGTGGGGGATACGGACAGTTTTGGCGTTCAAGGCATCTTTATCGTGTAGTCAAAGGTTCCCGTGGTTCGAAGAAGTCCAAGACAACCGCTTTAAACTACGTTGTCCGTCTTTTGAAGTATTCCTGGGCCAACTTGCTTGTTATTCGTAGATACTCGAATACGAACAAGCAATCTACCTATACAGATTTTAAATGGGCGTGTAATGTGTTGGGTGTGACTCATTTGTTTAAATTTAATGAGTCTTTGCCTGAAATAACCGTAAAAGCAACTGGTCAAAAAATTCTATTTCGTGGTTTGGATGATGAACTCAAAATCACATCTATCACGGTCGATGTCGGCAGTCTTTGTTGGGCATGGTTCGAGGAAGCGTATCAAATTGAGACTGAAGATAAGTTCAGTACCGTAGTTGAATCCATCCGTGGTAGCTTAGACGTACCCGATTTCTTTAAACAAATCACAGTCACATTTAACCCGTGGAACGAAAGGCACTGGCTCAAACGTGTCTTTTTTGACGAAGAGACGAGACGGGCTGATACGCTATCGCTCACGACCACCTATCGATGCAACGAGTGGCTGGATGAAGTCGATATCAAACGCTATGAGGATTTGTATCATACGAACCCAAGACGTGCTAGAATCGTCTGTGATGGCGAGTGGGGAGTTGCTGAAGGCTTAATCTATGAGAACGTGACTATCAAAGAATTCAATAAGGATGAATTACTACAAGATTCAGCTAATAAATTATGTATCGGTCTTGACTTTGGTTTCACTCATGACCCAACCGCTTTGTGTTGTTCGTTGATAAACGATACGACGAAAGAAATCTATGTCTTTGATGAGGCATACAAAGTCGGATTGATAACCAAGGAAGTTGCGAAGATGATAAAGGATAAAGGTTATCATCGTTCACAAATCATTGCTGACAGCGCTGAATTACGACTGATTGAGGAATTGAGGTCAGAACATGGTATAACTCGAATTAAAGAGAGTCGTAAAGGTAAGGATAGTATTATGGCAGGCGTATCCAAATTGCAAGGATACGCTATTTATGTGCATCCAGATTGTAAAAACATCATGGATGAATTTTATAGCTATTGTTATCAACAAGACAAAGAAGGAAACTGGTTGAATAAACCAGAAGATAAAAACAACCACTTGATGGACGCTTTGCGTTACAGCCTTCAATGTATTGAGGGTGGCAAAGCAACCGTCCGCAGACGTTCTGATTATGGTCTATAGAGAGGAAAGACATGTACCAATATTTAACCTATCCACGAGATGGATATGATGAGGGTTCTTTGAAGAAAGACCTGATTTACAAATTGATAACGAAGCATAGCACTGAAGGCTCACATTTGAAGAAACTTAAAAGCTACTACATGGGTGAGCATGCTATCTTAAATCACAAGAGACGCAACGAGAATGCACCCAATTACAAGACAGTGGCCAATCATGCCAAGGACATCGCAGACACGGCTACAGGCTATTTTATGGGCAATCCTATCAAGTACAATAACACTGCTGAAGGTGATATCGATGAACTGCTCGCAGCTTTTGACGGTGCTGAGATTGACCAAGTAGATGCTCAGAATGCTTTGAACATGGCTATTTATGGTCGTGCTTATGAGTACATCTATGCCAAAGAGGGATTGACTGAGTTGGACTCAACTAGTATTGATCCAGAAAATACCTTCATAGTCTATGATGATAGCATTGAGCGGAAGCCCTTGTTTGCGGTCTACTACTATCAAGTCAAGGATGATACAAAAGACACTACTAAGTACCAGGCAGAGGTTTTTACAGAAAATCTGTGTTATCACATGGTGCTGAGAAGTACAGATTCAGGAACAACCCAGAATGAGGAAGTAGAAGAACATAATCTTGGCCGGATTCCGATTATCGAGTATCGCAACAATCACTTTGCGATTGGCGACTACGAGCAACAGATTAGCCTGATTGATGCCTATAATTCCTTGATGGGTAACCGTGTCAATGACAAGGAGCAAGCAGTAGAGTCTATCCTTGTTTTATATGGTACTCAGCTAGCAGATACGCCAGAGGATGCTAAGGTAGCGATGAAGATTCTTTCTGAAGAAGGTCTTTTAGAATTGCCAGGCGATAGTGCACGAGCTGAGTTCTTGAAGAACACTCTGGACGAAAGTGCTACTGAAATCTTACGCACAGCATTGAAAGAGGATATCTACACGTTCAGTCATGTGCCGAACCTGACTGATGAGAACTTTGCAGGGAATACTTCGGGCGTAGCCATGGAATTCAAGCTGATGGGCCTTGAGATGATTACTAAGACCAAGGAGGCGAACTATAAGCGAGGATTGCGTCAGCGTATTGCGATTTTTGCTCATTACTTGGGTATGAAGCAGATTACTCTGGAGTCTCATTCAATCGTTCCACAATTCAGCCGTGGTTTACCTAAGAACTTGCTAGAAATCTCTCAGATTGTGAATAACTTGGAAGGCAAAGTGACCAATAGGCAGCTTATTTCTCTCTTGCCGTTTGTGGAAGACCCTGACGCTGAACTGGAAGCCTTGGAAGAAGAGAAAAAGAAGAACATGGAAGACATGCCAATGTTCAACCAAGACAACACGAAACCCGAAGATGAGGTAGAGGATGAAGAATCAGGACTACTGGGCGAAGAGGAAAGTCAATCTGATTTACCAGCAGATGGACAAGGCCGAAAAGCAGGCAGACCAGTTCGATAAGGTCTATCAGGAAGCTAAGATTTACTTGGATAAGGAAATCAATAAGATTTTCGATAAGTTCCAACGTGATTATGGTCTAAGTCAGGTGGAAGCTAGACAAGTCTTGAAGAACATGAAAGATAAGAAAGACTTGAACGAACTTCGTAAGATGCTTGAAGCAAGACCCAATGACCCAAATATCCAAAGACTACTGGCCGACTTAGATAGCCCAGCTTATTCTTTCCGTATGAAGCGCCTGGAGCGTTTGAGTGATGATTTAGACCGTATGCGTGAATCTATCTATCATTCGGAGAAGACAGGCTCAGATGCCTTTTATAGCGACCTGATGAAGGATAGCTACTACAAGGCTACCTTTGACCTGCAGCAGCAGACAGGGCTAGCATACGGATTTTCTGGGCTTCCTGAGAGCGAGATAAAACATCTACAGTCTTTTAGTTGGGTAGGAGATGGAAGTACATATTCTACAAACATCTGGAAGAATACGGGTAAGCTTACATCAAGTATAAAAGATGAACTCCTCATAAGTCTTATGACAGGCCGAGATACACGAGAAACTGCACAAGCAATTGCTGAGCGGTTCAATGTAGGTCAGAATGATGCAAGGCGTTTGGTTCGGACGGAATCAGCCTTTTTTCATAACCAAATGGAACTACTCAGCTATGAAGAAGCAGACATAGAGAAGTATATCTTCGTGGCAGTCTTAGACAAGCGCACCTCACGCATTTGCCAAGAGCATGACAATCAGGTCTATGATAGGGATAAGGCTGTCCCTGGTGTCAATTGTCCGCCTATGCACCCTTGGTGTAGGTCTACTACTGTCGGATACGATGAGGATGCAGACTATAGCAAGCTGAAGCGCAGAGCAAGGAATCCAGTGACAGGTAAGACCGAGCTAGTACCTGCTGATATGACGTATAAAGAATGGTATAGCAAGTATGTTGCGAAAGACGGGGAAAAGGTGTAGAAAATGAAAGTCAAAGAACTTTGTAAAAACAATTGATAAAGAATGCTGTATCTCGGTTTGTCACAACGATAAAGATTTAGAAGGAGGTTATCCCGAGGATTTTCTTGATTGTGATTTTGAAGTAAAAAGAATTTCAGTGGTAGCTTGCGAAGTTATCCTTATAGAAACTTAAAAGGAAGGAACAAAGCAGATGAAATACCGTAAAAAACCAGTAGTGATTGAGGCTGTACAGTTTACAGATACGGAAGAATCAATTTTGAAATTGTCAGAATTAGGATTAGATCCAGTTCGTGTTGATTATGCTGATTTGGATAATCCAGTTCTAAAAATAGAAACGCTTGAAGGATTGATGGTTGCAACAGAAGGTGACTACGTTATCAAAGGAGTTCAAGGTGAATTTTATCCATGCAAACCAGATATTTTTGCAGAAACTTACGAAGAAGTAGAGTATCTGAATATTTTAGCTAGTATCTAGGAGGTGATCCAACATCTTGACTGGCAGGAACAGACTGCTATAAATCACTGTAAATTGCTATAAACCGCATCGAAATAGAGACGGTTTTTATATTGTCCAAACTGTACCGATGACAATAAAAGCTGTACTGTTCCGTCGCCGGACGTAAAGCGAGACTATCGAGTGGCGACGTAATCGCTGGAGGACAATTATGTCAGAAGAAATCAATGCAACTGTATCTACTGAATCAACTGAGACTGTCGACACTCAAGAAAATGTTGATACAGTGCAGGAAGAAAAGCACGAACGAACTTTCACTCGTGCTGAAATCGGTAAGATGCTATCTGCCGAGCGCTCTAAATGGGAAGCTGAGCAAGAAGCCAAGGAAAACGAAGCTAAAAAGCTTGCTAAGATGAACGCTGACGAGAAACAGAAATATCAGTTGGATCAGCGTGAGCAAGAACTAGCTGACCGTGAAAAGGCTATTGCTCGCAAGGAATTGACCGCAGAAGCCAAAGCAATGCTAAGTGAACGTGACTTACCCGTTGAGTTAGTGAATGTAGTTGATTTGACAAGCGCAGAGACGGTATCGCAGTCTGTCGCAGTATTGCAAAAATCATGGGAGCAAGCCGTGCAAAAAGGCGTGCAAGAAAAGCTAAAAGGCGGAGCTCCAATGAAGCAAGCACCAGTTGATAGTGACGGTATCACAAAAGAAGAATTTGCTCGTATGGGTTATCAGAGTCGAAATGAACTCTATCAAAAGAACCCAGAACTCTATAAGAAATTGAAAGGTTAAAATAAATGACAGCAGGACAAACTAAATTAGCCACTATGGTTAACCCAGAAGTGATGGCGGATATGGTTTCCGCTAAACTACCTAAATTGATTAAATTCACTCCACTTGCTTATGTGGAAACAGCACTCCAAGGCCAACCGGGTAACACTCTAACAGTTCCAGCATGGGAGTATGCAGGAGATGCGACAGAGGTTGGAGAAGGTCAAGCTATTTCTCCAGACCAATTGACTACTAAAAAGACCACTATGACTATCAAAAAGGCTGCTAAAGGTTATGAAATTACCGATGAAGCTCTTTTGTCAGGTCTTGGTGACCCACTAGGTCAAGCAACCTACCAGCTTGGTTTGGCTATTGCCAACAAGATTGATGATGATTTGGTAGCAGTAGCAAAAACTGCAACACAGCACGTTGCAGAAGCTCCAACAACAGGAGCTGCTCTTGATAAAGCACTTGCTATTTTTGACGATGAAGAAGACGCAAAATATGTAGCTCTTATCAATCCAGCAGATGCCATTGATTTGCGTGCTAACACTGTGAAAGAATGGATTTCAGGCACAGAAGTAGGAGCGAATACAGTTGTTTCTGGTACATTTGGAGAAACACGAGGTGTTCAAATTGTGCGTACTAAGAAAGTTGAAAAAGGAAAAGGCTTTATCGTCAAAGTCTCTCCTAGCCAAACTCAGACAGACGACGCCAATAAATACGGTGCGTTTGTTATCATGTTAAAACGTGATGTGGCTATCGAAACAGACCGTGACATCCTTAAAAAGACAACGGTTATCACTGGTGATGAACACTACGGTGTTTACCTATACGACCCTACACGAGTTGTAAAATTCGGTGAGTAAGAGGTGACGATATGAGCTTATTGCTACGACGTCATTATATCCAAGAGGAGCAGGCTAGCCAGTATTCTGATTTAGAGAATAAGACTCTAGAAGAGTTGAAGAATCTAGCTAAAGAAGCTGGCATAGCTGGCGCCTATAAGTTATCAAAAGCCGAAATTGTAGAGGTGTTGGAGGATTTAAAAAGTGAAATTTAAAATCAAACAAGATTTCTATGATTGGGAATCAAATGTAAAACGACTGGCAGGAGAGGAACTTGAGATTACTGATGAGCGTTATGCTGAGCTGGCTGACAATTTTGCCAGCAATGGTGTCGCTATCTCAGATGTTCTCGAGGAAATCCTTCCTGAACCTGAGTTTTTAGAAGAGGATTGATATGTCTATAGAGTTGCTGAAGAAAATGACAGGCGAAGAAGATACTCAGCTTCTCATGTTGCTCCAAACAAGGGCTACAAATCTTATCTTGTCAGAGACGAATCGCACATCTTTGACGCCTGCTTTAAGTCTTTTGATACCTGAGGTTGCTATCGAGCTCCACAACCGCTCAGGAGCGGAAGGAGAGCACTCTAGGACCGAGGGTGGTATAGCAGTAGTCTACGGAGAAAACGGCCTGTCTACGGGTCTTCTACAGCGTATCCGCATGCACAGACTAGCAAGGGTGGCAGGCCATGTTTTTGAAGCAGAGTAGACTGAAACCTTATCCAATGCGACGGTTTGAAAAGACTGTCACTGAGGAAGGTGTCGCAAAAGAAGGATATGCCAAGGGAGCTGAGACAGTCCGTCTTGAATTGTGGCCAGCTAGTAGCAAATTACAATCTGAGTTGTATGGCGAGCGTGTCAATGATATTTTGAACGCAAATGCCAACAAGTCAGCTACTATCAAAGTAAAGGATGGCGTATGTATCGATAGCCCGACGGAAGTGACTCATAGGGTTATTTCTAAAAAGGTCTACACACATCATCAAGTTTTGGAGTTAGAGCGTGTCAGAGCTACTAGGGGCAGATAAACTTATAGCTAAGTTCAGAAAGCTGTCAGATGTTGCGCAACGAGATATTGTTTCAAAGGCGGTTCATCATGCAGCCAAAACCATTGTTCAAGCCGATGCTAAAAGACTTGCACCAGGGAACAATGGAGAACTTAGAAATAGTATTAAGACTAGGGTTAAAATGGACGGAGATAAGGCTATAGGAGAGGTTTACACCAATCTGCACTACGCTTCTTATGTTGAGTTTGGAACAGGACCAAAAGGACAAGCTAGCCATTCAGGTATCTCCCCAGAGGTTAGTGTGTCTTACAGGTCTAGTCCTTGGTATGTGCATGAAGACCAAATCGATGTAGGACCTTACCATTTTCAAAAAATTGGGGAGTTCTACAAGATGTATGGTCAACCTGCCCAGCCTTATCTTTATCCAGCTTTGAGAGACAATCAAGAGCGTGTGTCTAAGAATATTTCGAATTATGTGCGTAGAAAGATAAGAGAACAAATATAATGATCAATATCAAGCCTGTTATTTTTAAAGAATTGCAAAAGGTCGCAGATAATGTGACTGATACTTATCCTAGCGATTGGGAGACTTTTCCAGTCGTTATTTTTTTAGAAGAACAAAACAAGCCGGGTGAATGGTTTGATGACCAGGAACAAAAATCATCTATCCGCTACAAGGTAGATATCTTTGATGATACCAGCACTAGTGATTTAGCTGTTAAAATCAATCAGATTTTTGAGTCTTTAGGTTTGCGAAGAACCGACTGCCAAGACGTGCCAGATCCGTCTCATTTGAGACATAAGGTCATGCGTTTTGAAGGTGTCGTTGACTTACACTCAGAGCTTGTTTTTCAATTTAGAATGGAGAATTAAACATGTTAGCAAATGGAATTACGCTGTCTTATGGTACAGCTAAAGGAACTTATACTAAACTTGCTGGGTTGAAAGAAGTACCAGAGTTTGGTATTGAACCTGAAAAAGTAGAGAACACTACTCTTGAAGATAAAGTTAAGAAGTATGAGTTTGGTATCGGTGATGCAGGGGAATTGGAATACAAATTCTCTTACAAGAACGATAACGAAAATGCTCCTTATCGTGTATTGCGTAAAGCGGCAGACAACAAGACAAAACTTTTCTTTGAGCAAACTTACCCAGACAACACTAAAGTGCATTTTGAAGGTCAAGTATCTGTTAAGCTTGGCGGTGGCGGTGTCAATGCCGTTATCGAGTTTACCCTTAAAATTGCTTTGCAGTCAGAGTTGGAATTTGTAGACGGTATTGGAGGTTAATTAAATGGCACTATCTTACTCAATTTGGAAGATTAGCGATGAGAAAGAGTTGAAACTACGACTTTCATCTCATCAAGCAGCAAAAGTTGAAGAAAAAATCGGCATGAACTTACTGAAAATCTTCATGCCTGAAGCTGGTGAAGAGTTTCCTTTGCCTCCTTTGAAAGTTGTATTGCTTTTGATTCACGGAGCATTACAAAAGTATGAGAATGGGTATTCTCTTGAGGATGTCTACGATCTGTACGATGAATACGTTGACAACGGTGGAGACCAAACAACCTTCATGACAGAGGTTCTAATGCCACTCTTTGAAGTATCGGGTTTTACTCCACGAGGAAGCAAGAACAAGAAAACTTCCAAGAAGAAAATGACAGTAGTCGAGTAATCTTAACGGTAACGCAGATTATTGAGAGGCTTTACCCTATGTTTTTAGACATTGGTGGTAAGCCTCTTGATTTTTGGGATTTAACGGTGCTTGAAATCAGGGAAATGATTGAAAGCTACAACCGTGTTAAAACCCAAGAGCGTAAAGAAAAGATTATTGACTCATATAGACTGTCTCAGATGATTTCCAATCACGTTTCTTTATTGTTATCCAAAGATGCTAAGGTCTTTGAGTTCTGGGAGTATGCGCCTGAATTGTTTGTAGAAGAACAGCAAGCGGTAGAACAAGAACGACAAAGACAAGCACTTTTGTTGCATAAGCAACGGATGCGTGAATTTGCAGAAAGACACAATCGCAAAAGAAAGGAGGAAATGAATGGCAACTCTTGACGAATTAAAAGTCATGATTGACGCTGAGATAGCGCCTTTCAGGAAGAAGATGAAAGAAGTCGAGAATCAGGTCAAAGGAACATCTGACCAAGTGAAGAATGCCACTGCTAAAGTTCGTGAACAGTCGAACTCAATCGGTAGTGCATTTGGCAAGCTAGCTAAGTTCGCTGGTTTTGCAATTCTTGGTAAGAAATTGCTTGATGTTGGGATGTATTCAACGCAGACAGCTCTTGAAGTAGCAGCGTCTATGAACCAAATCAAGCGACAGATGGGTGAGAGTTCGCAATCTTTCTTAAAATGGGTTAACGATAATGCCAACGCTATGAATATGGGTGTGGGTGAGGCTACTAACTACGGTGCGGTTTACTCAAACCTATTTTCAGGATTTATCAAAGACACCAACAAGCTAAGCGCTTATACTGCTAAGATGTTGCAGACATCGGCAGTTGTTGCTGAAGGTTCAGGGCGTAGTATCACTGACGTTATGGAGCGTATCCGTTCAGGTTTACTAGGGAACACCGAAGCAATTGAGGACCTAGGAATCAACGTCAATGTGGCTATGATTGAATCTACTGAAGCCTTTAAGAAGTTCGCAAACGGACAGAGCTGGCAACAGTTGGATTATCAAACCCAGCAACAAATCCGCCTAATGGCTATCTTGGAGCAGGCTACAGCTAAGTATGGAAATACCTTATCCAACTCAGTTAACGGTAGTATCAGCTTGTTTAAATCGCTGATGAAAGATAGTGCATTAAATCTGGGTAATGCTATGTTACCGATTATCAATGCGATTATGCCTGTCTTGAACTCTTTTGCTATGGTCTTGAAGAACGTGACTGCTAAACTCGCTGAGTTTATCGCTTTAATGTTTAACAAGAAAGCAACAGTGAAAGATGGTGTTGGTGGAGCAGTTGGAGACATGGGTAACGCCATGAAAGACGCTGCAGGCGGAGCAGGAGACCTTGCTGACGCAGTAGGCGACGCTGGAGATTCAGCAGGAGGACTTGCTGACAATCTTGGAGACTCAGCCAAAAACGCTAAGAAAGCTGCTAAAGAGTTGTTAGGTCTTTTGGGATTTGATGAGATTAACATCTTGCAAAAACCAAAAGACGACGATGCAGGCGGTTCTGGAGGCGGTGGCGGAGGCAAAGGTGGTAAAGGAAAGGGAGGCGGTGGCGGACCTTTCAAAGACATCTTGCCAGAAGTCGAGTTGACAGACATGGGCAACCAATTCAAGAGTATTTTTGATGGTCTTGGGGATAAGTTGAAAGGATTGTTTGACCTTTTCAAAAAAGGTTTTGATGCAGCCTTTAGACCAGAAGGCTTAGAGCGTATCAAAGCTGCTTTAGAACGAATCAAGAAAACTCTTGAAGAAATCGCTACTGACCCAAGGGTTGTAAATGCCTTTAACCGCATGACTGAAAAAATCGCTTATGCTTTGGGTCAAATAGCTGGTTCGTTAGCCACTATCGGAGTTGGTATTGGTGTACTCCTTACCGAAAGTATTGCAAACGGCCTTGAAAGGCAGAAAGAACGCATTATCAGGGCGCTAGTCGCTTTATTTGATAATGTTGGTAACATTGCAGAGGCTGTCGGAAATATCGCTCAGGCCTTTTCTAGTGCTTTCTACGACGTTATTACTTCGACTGGTGCGGTTCGTATCGGTAGCGCGATTGTGTCAACTCTCTTGAGTTTGACATCTACCATTGTTGAAGTCGGTAGCGAATTAGCAGGAAGTCTGTTTAAAGGTTTTGAAAAAGTCGTTGTGACAAGCGCTCCTAAAATTTCATCAATGCTTCAAAGTCTTTTGGACATTGTAGCTCCAATATTTGAAACTATCGAGAGTGTTGTTGATAAGTTTGGCGATGGATTGAGTAGTGTCTACGATGAACATGTAGCCCCTGCTATTGACTCTATTGCTAATGCTTTTAACGGACTAATTGATATTATTCAAATACTTTGGGAAGGAAGTTGGAAGCCTTTTGCTGAGTTCTTGTCTAACACATTCGGTATCAGTATTGAAACTGTTGCTGATTTACTAGGCGGTATCATACTAGAAGCGTTGAAGTTGCTAGCTGATACAATCAAGCTAGTGGCTGATGGTTTTACTGCTTTTTCAGATTGGTGTAAAGAAAATAAAGAGATTATCTCCACAATCGCTAGTGTGATTGGCACGCTTGCAACCGTATGGCAAGGAATTAAGTTCTTGTCTTGGGCTGAACAAGCTGGAGGACTTGCAGGGGCATTCGAACTATTAAGTGGCAAGGTTTCCTTTATTGTTAGCGGAATTAAAAATCTTGGACTAGCTTTGAAAGCTTTGACATTTGATAAATTGGTCAGCTTCGGAGAAACCATCTATTTGAATGCGATGTATGCAAAAGACTTTGTGGTCAATTCAGGTAAATTGATTGTAGAGTTAGGAAAAACTGCTCTAGAACTTGGTAAATCTGCACTAGCTTGGGGTGTTCATGCGGCACAAATGGGGCTTGCAGCAGCAGCGGAAATCGCTCAATCAGTTGCAGCAGGAGTTGCAGCAGCCGCAACATGGGCACTCAATGGAGCTATTGCGGTATTGACCAGTCCGATAACTTTAGTTATCGCAGCAATCGCAGCTTTAATTGCTATAGGTGTCTTGCTCTACCAAAACTGGGACACTGTTGTCGAGTTCGCTAAAACTGCATGGCAAGGACTATGTGATTTTATCAGTGATATTTGTCAAGCGATTGGCGAATTTTTCAGCGATCTATGGACGAAACTTCAAGAAATCTTTGAGCCAATAGGTCAATGGTTTGGCGAGAAGTTCCAGCAAGGATGGGATGCTATTGTCAACATCTTCTCTGGTATCGGAGAGTGGTTCTCTGGTGTATTCCAAGGAGCATGGGATGCTATCGTTAATATCTTCACACCACTCGGCTCATGGTTCGGAGAACGTTGGGCGGATGTGACTAGTGCTTTGGCCAATATTGGGGCATGGTTTACAGATATGTTCCAAAAAGCCTGGACTGGTCTAACAAACATCTTTAGCAAACTAGGTTCATGGTTTGGCGAGAGATGGGCAGATGTGACTAATGCATTATCCGATGTTTCAAACTGGTTTGGTGAGATGTTTACTAATGCATACAACGCAGTAAAAGATGCTTTCAGCTCTATCGGAGACTTCTTTAGTGGAGTTTGGGATACTGTTAAAAGTATCTTCGTTAATGCTGGTCAGATGGTCGGTGAGGCAGTAGGTGGAGCGTTTAAGAGTGCGGTCAATGCGGTTCTTGGAACGATTGAAAATGTAGTCAATGGCTTCATCGGAATGATTAATGGAGTTTTAGGCGTTGTCAGAAACTTACCTGGTCTAGGATGGGTTGGTAGCGTAAGTACAGTTAGCCTCCCTCGTCTTGCCCGTGGTGGTATCGTTGATAGTCCAACAATTGCCATGATTGGTGAAGCAGGTAAAGAGGCGGTCGTACCACTTGAAAATACAGGCTTTATCCAAACGCTAGGACGAGTTGTCAGCAGTGCGGTAGTAAATGCCATGGCTGGTGTTGGTCCGCAAGGTGGATTTTCTGGCGATGGCGACATCGTTATCCAAATCGCAGGCCATGAGTTCGGACGGGTGGCCATCCAAGAAATTAACAAAGAACATGAACGAGCAGGTCAAACCTTGCTCAAGATTTAGGAGGTTAAATGGCACAATTGAGAATCAATGGGGTGGCTGTGAAGCCTCCCAAATCTTTTCAGGTCGGTATTCAAGATATCGATGGAGAGACGGGGCGTAATGCCAATGGCGATATGGTTCGTGACCGTATCACGACCAAACGTAAATTAGACTGTGAATGGGGCATGCTGACTCAGGAAGAAATGAGTCAGCTTTTAAATGCCGTGTCAGCAGTCTTTTTTGAAGTTTCATATCCTGACCCTGTTAAAGGTCAGACGACTGGGACTTTTTACGTCGGCGATAGAACGGCTCCAAGCTATTCTTTTACTGAGAAGTTTAAACCTTGGTCTGGCGCTAAATTTAATCTGGTAGAGAGGTAAGAAAATGGACGCTTTAACTAGACGACAATTTGACAGAGCCATGTTTGCTAAGGACAGGACGCTGGCTATCCGTGTTGGTGATTATGCTTCACGAGATATCAAAGAGGCTAGTTTTGAGTATGGCTATATCAAAGGCGATACATACAAACCCGGTGGAACCTGTGCTGGTAGCGGTAAAATTACCTTTACCAGTATCATAACCACATTCAATAAACTGGATATCCTACACCCTGAGATTGGTCTACTGGTTGGGAATACTTACCAGTGGGTTAAGATGGGGGAATACTTCATCAATGATATTGAGATTGACCGAAACCGAAACACAACCACGCTTGAACTCATGGATGGTATGTTCAAGCTCAATCGTGAGTATGTGACGGACTTGCATTTTCCAGCTGAAGTACGAGAGGTTGTTCAGGAAATCTGCCTGAAAACAGGCATTGAGTTAGCGAATGACTATTTCGGAATCAGCGCCATGCGTTACCATGTTGAGCAAGTGCCTGAAGGAAAGAAACTTTCATTCAGGGATATGTTAAGCTCCATGACTCAGATGATTGGGATGTCTTGTTTCTTCAATCGAGAAGGCAAGATGGAAATCCGTGATTTAACTGAGTCAAATATCACGATCAACGCTGACAGTTACTTCTTGCATGGTTTAACCAAGAGCGAGATAGAGTATCAGATGGCTGGTATCACTTGTAAGACGGATAAGAAGCCTCTTACGGTTGGTATGAAGACGGGTCGGTCTTTGGAACTGGACAATGTCTTCATGACCCAGAGCGCTTTAAATGACCTGTATTACAAGCTGAAAAACCTGACTTACTACCCGTATAATCTAAACTACCAAGGGCATTTACTGCTTGAGGTTGGGCAGTGGGTAACCATTCAGACCAACAAGAAAGAAACCTTTAAAGTTCCTGTCTTAAGTCAGAGTTTTACTTTCAAAGGTGGTCTGAGAGGTCGTATCAGCGCAGATAGTAAGGCTGGAAACGATACTCAGTATTCTTACGAGGGTACGATTACCAAGCAGATTAAGCAACAAGATGGCATTGAAGCGAAAATCCAAGCGCAGATTGAAGCAGCAGACGCAGCTTTTGATGCTGAGTTCAAAAAGCGTAAAAAAGAGATAGATGACGGTATCGAACTTGCTAGGGCCAAGGCAGAAAAAGTCAAGCAAGAACTCTCTGACACTATCAATCAGCGCTTCGACAGCTTTGACAATGGTCCACTGAAAGAAGCCAAACGTAAGGCTGAAGAAGCATTGAAAAATGCTGGCGCAAGCAGCTTGCTTGCTCAGGAAGCTAAACGGATTGGGTTGGATTCTGTTGCCAAACTTGATGCATTCAAGTCCCAGGCTACGAGCGCTCAGATGACTTTGTCAAGTGATTTGGATGATTTAGCAAATGAAGTTCTATCGAAGCAAGAACAAATAAAAGATGAAGTTGATGAACAAGTTGAAGCACTAATACAGACAAAAAAAGAACTAGCTGGCGTGAAGTCAGCGCAAGCGATCTATGAAGAGTCGACGACGCGTAGACTGTCAGAACTGACCAACTTGGCTAATGGTAAGGCCAGCAAGTCAGAACTCACACAGACAGCTGAGGCGCTAGCTAGTAAGATAGCGAGTGTGCAGGTTGGGGGGCGGAATTATATCCGAGGAACAAGACGCATGGCTCTAGCCAGCGGATTGTGGACATCAGGTACCTTTAGACAATCAGGCGTTGGGACAGCAAAGACTATTGATGTATCAAACAGTCCAGCGACTGGATTTGATAAAGCAATACGATTGACCTCCAGTAACGCTAGAGACCAAATCGGTATTGCTCAGGACAGGTTTGAAATAATGCCAGGAACCTATACTGTGTCTGTCTGGGTAAAAGGTTCAGTTGGGCAAAGAGTTAAGTTACAAACTCATTGGGAGCCTGACGATGCAACAGGTATAAGTCCATATTTTATCTTGAAAGATGATAAATGGACATATTTGACATTTTCAAGCGAGCGAAAAAAAGCTGGAACCGTATCAATTGGCTATGTGTATCTCGTAAATGCTGATGCAGGAGAATACTTAGATGTTCTTGCGCCCCAGTTGGAAAACGGGAGTTTAGCGACAAGTCCGAAAGAAGCTCCAGAAGATACAGACGGCCAAATCTCAGCCGTCGAATCAACCTTTAAGCAACGGGCCGATTCACTTGATGCTGGTGTGAGAAGTCTGACTGAAGGTCTCAGAACCAAGGCGGATATCAGTGCACTCAACGTTACTGCTGAGAATATCAGACAGTCTGTGAAGAGTCTTGAGACAGACACGCAGAACAAGCTGAATCAGAAATTGAGTCAGGCCGAATTTGAGGTGCGGGCCGGTTCTATTCGTCAGGAAATCCTGAACGCAACCAAGGACAAGGCAGACAAGACTTTGGTTGTGGCTGAAGCTGGGAAATTACGTGAAGAATTTTCTAAAATGAAGGTCGGTAGTCGTAACTATGCTGAAGACTACGACTTTTCAAGAGGACTTTGGAGATATCATCAAGGGGACAATAGTCCACGAGATTGGACTATCTCAAACGGCGAATACAACGTCAAAGGTACGACTAACACTTGGAAGCAGATGCAGATTTTTTCAAAAGAAGGCAGTCGAGTGTCTGAAAAGGATTCGACAGCTCTTCTTGATTTGGAGATTGGCGAGACTTATACGCTTTCTTTTCAAGGAATTTGCTACTCTGGAAATTCTAGCGTTTGGGTCACTTTAAGAGCCAATCGAACAACACCTGGCAATACTGAGGTTATAGGTGGTAGATTCACTCTCACATCTAGCTGGCAGACTTATCAAGTCACTATTCCAGCGCTGACCAAGCCTGATAATTTTGACTTCTGGAGAATTATTCTCGGTTATGACGGGATTGGCCATGTAGCCTTTCGTAAAGTCGAATTAACCAGAAGCTCGACTCGTATAGATGCAGGTCCTGCTCCTGAAGATGGCCAGACGGATCTTGTCGTCGCTAAATCTGAATTTCAGAAAACTGCTGAAGGTCTGTCTGCTAAGATGACGGCAGTTGAGCGTTACGTCAATCAAGATGGCCAGCGACAAGAAGCATTGAGAAGATATACTCGAGAAGAGAGCGCTAAACAAGCGACGGCAGTCCGTGAGCTAGTTACGAAGGACTATGTAGGCAAGGCCACTTATCAAGAAGATGTGAAGGGTATCAATCAGAAGATTGAAGCTGTTAAAACTAGTGCGAATAAAGAAATCTCTAGTCAAATTGCAAGCTATCGTCAGTCCGTAGACGGTAAGTTCACGGATATTTCAAGTCAGATAACTACTTATAAGCAAGATTTGGGCGGTCAAATCAGTGGTCTATCAAATAGACTTACAAGCAGTGAGCAAGGAACCACTACTCAGATTTCAAATTTAAAGACTCAGGTAGCTACAAACAAGGATAATGCTGATAGTCAATTTAAGAATGTGACCAATCAACTAGCACGAAAAGTAGAGACTACTGACTTCCAGCGAGTCAAAGAAACTAGCCAGCTCTATGAGCGTATTCTAGGCAATACTGAAAACGGGATTGCGGATAAGGTTGCTCGCATGGCTATGACCAATCAGCTGTTCCAGATTGAGGTGTCTAAGAATGAAGGTCTGAAAACAGTCCAAAGACAGCTTGCTGACTCATGGTCCGTTCAGAACATCAACTCTGCTGGAGATATCATCTCTGGAATTAATCTTGGTGCCAATGGGCATAACCGCTTCGTTGGTAAGTTGACTCATATAACTGGCGAGACCTTAATTGATAACGCTGTTATCAAGTCAGCAATGGTTGATAAGCTGAAAACGGCCAATTTTGAAGCTGGTTCGGTCACGACTACGATATTAGACTCTGAAGCGGTCACGGCTGAGAAAGTGAAATTTGATGATGCGTTTATTAGGAAAATGGTTGCAAATGAAGCTTTTATTGACCAGCTGACTTCTAAACGCATTTTCACGACAAAAGTCGAGTCTGTCATTTCTAGCTCAACATTCCTAGAAGCTTACAAGGGTTGGATTGGTGGATTCCAATTGGGTGTTCACAATTCTGGTTCTGGCAAGTGGTTGACAGGTAAGAACCAATTTTCGGTCGGAATGGGGAACGGCGAAGGTGGCAATGAAACGACTGCTTTGTGGGTCAATTGGGGACACAATTGGAGCGAAGCTGGCTACTATGCTTGGTATGTCAAAAATAATGGTAAGATGTATTGCAAGAATACTGCTGAATTTTGGAAAACACCAATTATACATGGGGATCTAAAAGTAACTGGCAATATCATTTATGACGGAGGAACGTGGGTCTATTCTGATAAATATTCAAAAATTACCCCTCGTAATGGCTATCTTTACCTCTACTATAAAGATTCAAGTTATGACTGGATTCCTATGAATAAGGAAATCTCAGACCGTCGCTACAAATCAAATATCCAAGATAGTCAAGTTTCTGGCTTAGATGTTATTAAGAAATTGAAGACTTATAGCTATCGTAAAGAGTACGATGGCAAAATCGAGGACATTTCATGCGGTATCATGGCTCAAGATGTTCAGAAGTATGCCCCTGAAGCATTTTTCGAAAATCCTGACGGTGCATACTCATATCGCACATTTGAACTTGTGCCGTACTTAATCAAGGCCATCCAAGAATTAAATCAAAAAATAGAAAAAATGGAGAAAATAATAGCATGAATAACAACATGGACGCAGTAGTAAATCAATTAACACTTGATTCACTGACTAAAAAACTAGCAGTTAGTGAGCAAGGATCAGCTAAGAATGAGGCTCTTTATTTGTATGCAGCAAGCGAATTGCACACGATGACAAAGGTCCTAGAATATGACCCAGCTCTAAAAGAGTTATTTGAAGAAACACAAGCTAAAATGAAAGGAACTAACTAATGAATTACGAAGTAGCAATTAAACCTTATTTGAAAGGTGCAGAAAACACAACAGTAGTCGCAATCAAGATGGAAAACAACGGACGCTATTCTTACGAGCAAGTAGAATTGCACGGCGACCATACACAGGACAATGAAGCGACTTTGATTCAAGCAGTGCTAGACCATATTCGAACTGAACTTGACCCAACAAGCGCCATCGTGCAAACACAAGCGAAATTGCAAGAAGCTGAACAGAAATTGGCTGCGAATGAGGCTAAACAGACGGCTACAGACCAAGCAGTGAAGCATAATCAAGAAGAAACAGACCGCTATGGAAAAATCATCCATGCGGTCGTTTTAAATGCTGTAGCAGGCAAGACAATTGCTTATGGAACCAACTACAAGGAATTGGTTGAGTTGATTCCACTTGCTGAGGTTGGAAAACGTTACTTGGCACACGACTTGATTACTCTTGAAGACCCAGCACACGTTGAAGTGGACGGAGAAGGCAAGCGTATCTTGGTTCAGTTGAACAAGGAATTTACTTACAATGGCGAACCAGTCAGCGACTTTGCCCGAAATGGTCGTCTTGAAATGGACGGAACGGGCGCAGCATGGAAGTACGAACCTAAAGAATAGCGAGGTGCCTATGGACGTCTTACAATCAACAGAGCATTTCTTCATGAACGTGCTACCAGTTGCCACACCAATCGTTGTTGCTTGGTTGGGCTATAAAATGCCGAAGAAGACCAAGGAACAGACAAACCAAATCATTTCAGAATTGAATGATGTCAAGAAACAAATCAAAGATGTCCAGATTACTGCTGACGAGAACAACTCCAAAATTGACGAAGTACAAGCAAAGCTAAAACTACACGACGATGCGCACCTTGTTACGATGAGGATGCGCCTTGATCGTGATATTCGTAGAGCTATCCGTCGTGGTTTTACTACTAAGGATGAATTCTATGTAGTGGAAAACATGCACAATAGCTACAAGGCGCTTGGTGGTAATGGCTACATAGACCACTTGTACAACAATTTTGAAGCGTTGCAGATTAGAGACGACATCTTGATTGAAGATGAGAAAGGGGCGCAGTAAGGCGCTAGGAAGGAAAAACACATGCAACAAATTAATGAAATTATCACAAACGGAGCAGTAAGTATTGCAATTATTTTGCTTGCTATCGCAGTTAAAGCGGTCAAGGAGTACCTCATCAAAGAGGGCGGTGAAAAGACTGTCAAAATCGCTGAAATCCTAGCTAAAAATGCAGTTCATGCCGTGGAGCAGGTCGCATCTGAGACTGGCTTCAAAGGTGATGAAAAACTGGAGCAAGCTCGTGATAAAGTCCGAGCTGAACTTACAAAATACAACATCAGCATGACCGACCGTGACCTTGATACATTCATCGAGTCAGCCGTGGAGCAGATGAATGACGCTTGGAAAGGACAAGAGTAATGGATATCGATACAAGTAGACTAAGAACTGATTTGCCACAGGTTGGAGAGCAACCATACAGACAAATTCATGCACATTCAACAGGAAATCCCAATTCAACAGCCCAAAATGAAGCAGACTATCACTATAGAAAGGACCCTGAACTTGGGTTCTTTTCTCATGTAGTCGGAAATGGTCGTGTTATGCAGGTCGGGCCTGTAAACAACGGATCGTGGGATGTTGGGGGCGGTTGGAATGCTGAGACCTATGCAGCAGTTGAATTGATTGAAAGCCATAAGACACAAGAAGAATTCGACCGTGATTATAGGTTATACGTTCCGCTTTTGCGAAATCTTGCGGACGAAGCAGGCTTGCCAAAAACGCTCGATACAGACGACCTAGCAGGTATCAAAACGCATGAATACTGTACGAATAACCAACCCGACAACCATTCAGACCACGTTGACCCTTATCCTTATCTGGCAAAATGGGGCATCAGCCGTGAACAGTTTAAACACGACATTGAGAACGGCTTGAGCATTGAAGCAAGTTGGAAGAAAAACGATACTGGCTACTGGTATGTACACTCAGACGGCTCTTATCCAAAAGATAAGTTTGAGAAGGTCAACGGAACTTGGTACTACTTCGACGGCTCAGGCTACATGCTTGCAGATCGTTGGAAGAAGCACTCAGATGGTAACTGGTACTGGTTTGACAAGTCGGGCGAAATGGCCACAGGTTGGAAGAAAATCGCTGAGAAGTGGTACTATTTCGATGTAGAAGGCGCAATGAAGACGGGTTGGGTTAAGTACAAGGACACTTGGTACTACCTAGACGGTAAAGAAGGCGCTATGGTATCTAACGCTTTTATCCAATCAGCAGATAAAAAAGGTTGGTACTTCCTCAAGGCAGACGGAACAATGGCAGATAAACCAGAGTTCACAGTTGAGCCAGATGGCTTGATTACAACTAAATAATCTTAAAAAATAAATAGAAAGGAAAACTTTTCTAAAATGTGTTTCTACCCCACAGGACTCGTTCTTGTGGGGATTTTTTCGTTAAAAAGAGTAAGAAACATTGACTTTTTTAAAGAAAGATGTCATAATCAAGTTAATTCAAAAAAATATTATGGAGCGAGTAGGAGGAATTTGGTATGTTAAAAAATACAAAACAACCTCAATGCTTTAAGTCTTTTTTACTTGGTATGACAGCAATTGTATTGCCTGTTTGTAGCTTTAACCAGAACATTCCAAAAGTAAAAGCTGATACAGTCCCAGACTGGAAGAAAGTCAAAAGTGATTACAAGAAATCAACTATGGGCATTCAGAAAGAGGTAATGAAATTTGGATACCGAGAATAATAAAGATTTGATTGAAGTCAATAATATTGTTGATGAAGTCGAGCGCTTACCACATGAACAGCGTCAAGTAGTTCTGCAGAAGTTGGAAATCTATCAAGGTGATCTACCACATCCAGATATCCTCAAAGGGTATCAAGAGCTATATCCTGATGCTGCACAAAAGATTATTGATAATGGTATTGCAGAAAGCCAACATCGTAGAGAGATGGAAGATAAATACTTATCAGGGAATATCTCTTCTCATAAATTGGGACAGTTATTTGGCTTTTTAATCGCCCTCGTTGTTATTATCGGTGGAATTTACTTAATAGCGACAGATAAACAAGTTGCAGGTAGTGTTTTAACTGGAACTACTGCATTAGGGCTAATTGGTTTGTTTACAGGGAATAATCAAAACAAAAACAAAGACAAAGAATAGTTCTTTACCGCAGGCTCAGGCTTGCGGTTTTTTTGTTTGCTCTAAAATACGCTTGATAATCGCTTGAAAGTCTTGAAAATCTTTATAGATAGAGGGTTAGGAGCGTTCTTTTTCGCTTGAATACCATTTAAAAATGCGACGTGAAGCCGAAATAAAATTTGGGGACGAGCAGGAACCGTGATCATCGTCACGGTTTTCTATTTTGCAAAAACAGGCATTTTAACGATTAGAAACCCAAATTACAATCCTATTGTTCAAAAAAGCGTTTTCTTGAAGAATAGGGAGGAGTAATGGCAGGGTATTATTGTCAAAAACGGTGTTTTGTTAAAAATAAAAACAGTGAAATTACTCACTGATCCTTTTGGAAACTATTAGAATTAAATTGCAACCTTCTCAACTATACGGGCAAATATGAGTATGAAAATGAATACGATGATGAATACGATTTAAAAAAATGATAGCAATTAACGAAAATGATTTTAAAGAAAAATAAGTAAAAACTCAACTATTGAAAACCAATGACAACTATTTGTAAACGTTTTTAACTTATGGTATAATAAGCATTGTATTTATTGTATATGAATCTGGGGAAAAATCAAAGATATTTGAAGGATAATATGAGAACAAGGGAGAATATATGACCTTAGAATGGGAAGAAT